TACCTAAGGGAAGACGTTTGGCTGATGGTGCATTGGTGGATACGGTTCTGACTCCGAACCCTCATTCAGTTCCAACATACATAGTAAATGAAAACCAACAGGGTATTACGCCAGTAGATTCTAATGCAAAACGTATTATCCCAACACCATACCGTGGTAATCATGGAGGCGTGTTTGAGCAGGATCCTATAAGAGCCACTGCAGAGGCTGAAGCAGTTGCTGATTCTATTTTACTATCGGGCAACCCTTCTTATTTCCAACCCACTGGCCGAGGAAACACTCCAGCTCCTCATCAGGCTCAGGCTACATTTGCATCTCAGGTGGATCGGTTGAATCCGATTGGCGCACAACCAGCTGTTCCCGTTAATGAGGAGATCCATCGTCTTCGTGAAGATATTAGAAACAAAGCTGACTGGCGCACATATAAATATCAAAACACGGATCATGCGCCTGGAGAATATGGCACTATTCTACTGCCTCCAACGAGTGGAAGAATGGTAGCATCTGCATCTAATCTAACTAACGCATTTCGTGATCCGTATGAATTGGCATTAGGCGGTGAAGGACGTGGTCCGCAAATCCCGTCACATCTATTGGTTCGTGGATTGCATGCAAGACATGGACCTGGAATGACAACTGCTCAGGCTGCATCATTAGAAGTGGATGCTAAGGAGGATCCTGTTGATGCAAAACGCAGAGGTGGTCGTAAACACAAGAGTGTATTTCATTGAATCATATATGCAAAATAAAAATTGAATGTCAAAATTGATAAGATTAAACCGATGAATTAAGAGAATATGGCATTTAACGGATTCACTGAACAAATCACACGTCAAATCTATGATGAGTTTGAAGGCTCATGGAAGACAATCCCTCGTGAGGTCTTCCGACACCGTGCAGATGATATGAAGATAATGTATTTGAACAGCGACCTGGAAGATCAATACATCAGTGATTTGGAGGAGATGTTACTTGACTATGGGATTGGTAAGGCATTAGAGGAATATGATAAGGCATGTGGATGTGATACATTGACATCGGTCCGCCCCAAAGAATATCTTATCAAGATATTGTTTGAAGTGATGATGGATAAGATTACACCTGATTATGATGAGATGGTAGAATATTGTGAAGAGAATTACCCGTATGATTCGGTGGAGTCCATTAGCTCAGATGATTCTCTCAGTTCATTGGAATCTAATGCTTAATATATTCCATGAGTTGTGGGACAGAGTGACCGAGTGCGGTTGCAGTAGTTTTCAATTCTTTGATACCAGGCATATTCTTGAACCGGTCAGACAGATAGATGTGGCGTAAAAGAGAGGTACTCAATGGTTTACCAAAAAAATGATGCAACATATGTGTCAGCTGTGTAGGGGAGATCTTACCTGTTTGTTTAGAGTTCATTAACATATAATCATGAGGGTTTAGTTTACCCCATGCCTTAATGATATTGACGAGCTTCTTAGGGATCACTTCGCATTGCTGTCCATATTTTTTTGCAGTCTTGTATGTATTGAAAACGAATGATGAGACTTTCTTTTCTGTCTTCATATAGTTATCTTTAGCAGAATCTGTGTTGCGCATTTTGAACTCTGTGTAATCGGTAGATCTGCGTGGCGGTATCAGAAGCAGACAAGAAAGCAGAACATATAGCTGAGCATGTGCAAACTGTTTTTTGTCCAGTGTATCTTTTTTGAATAAGGGTGATACTTCCTTTTCAAGTTCTGTATACTTCTTCATGATCTCATCCATGGTCATCATGCCTTCTTTCTGGCGTTCGGTCAGTTGTTGTTCATCAACTTCTTTCTTGTAGGTATCAATATCACTCATCATGAGTTTACGGAATGCATCTACTGCGGTATCTTTCTCTTTCTCTGCATCCTTCTCAATGAATACGATGAGGCATGCGAGGCGTGTCTTACGTACCTTAGGGGCAACATCTTTGAGGTGTGAGATGATCTCTTTATAGTGTTTGATGACATCAGAGGGGGTTTTGATTTCTATTTCCATTTGTTTGGCGAGGTTGGTAAGGATGGATGTATAGGTTCGCAGGGATCCAGGGGATAGTTCAGGGCGATTCTTTGCAAAGATTTCTTTGACCATTTGATAAACCGGAAGAGAATAATTTTCTGTGTTAACCACAGTAAACCAAAAATACTCTAAACCATTAGTTGGTTTGCATCTCTAAACCAAAAAATATCCCTTGTTTAGAGGCTTAAAGCGTCATAAAAGATCTTTTATGACACTTTAAGCCTCTAAACAAGGAGATTTATGGTTTAAACTATGGTTTGCATTTCAATTTTTCTTCTTTTGTAAACCATCCAGTGGTTTAGAGATGTTTTGGTTTACTCCTCGTCAGCAAACGTTTTGTTTCTAAGATACTCATACCCCTGAGATATCTCATCTCTCACTTGCGCCCATGATAGCCCATCATCAACATACTCATATCGTGTATGTGCTAGCGTTTCTTTTACAAAGAGCTGGAAGTAACACTCATTCTTATCAGGCCAGTAAAACATCATAATTGAAATACCCTCTACAGGATCATACTCATACTCTTTATAGTACACGTCGTCATAACGGACATCGTCAACATATTTCCAATTAAGCCAAGAGAACCCCTCCAACTCATTTGCATTATAGATCTCTTCACGTACGGGCATTGTTGGTGTCTTGTAATGCATATTTCAACTTTCAATTTTTATTCAGCATTTAGTTTACAACATATTGTATCCATTAAACTAAACGTGTCCGGTTTATATTTTGTTTTTCTGTATACCCTATAGATATGAATAAACGAGTAGATGACGAATCCTATGTAGCACTCACCGTAGAAGAAATGTCTGCGTTGTTTCGCAAATATGTTGCATCACAACCACAGACCGTCTGTGAAATACGCAGAGTACCATCCGAACAAGAACAAAAAGATCATGCCGAGTTATGTAACGTGCTAGACAATATCATTATCAATCGGAAGGGATCTATGCGTGAATCCGCCCATGATGATGCGGACGCTGATGTGCGTACGGCATCCCATGATGCATTTGTACATATGACTCCTCCCCATGATTACGAGACAATCCAACATCCATATGATGCATACCCCCGTGAGCATACCCAGGCATATTCAAACGATTCAAATCGCTTATCGGTAACGACGCAACCTTTGCCATCATCCCACCATGAGCATGATGCATCTCCTCAACATGCTCCATCTGCTCCTTCTTGTGACGACGACCACCACGCTTCATCTTCGGAGGCTCAACAGGCTGAATCTCAGCTACATTGGCATCAGCCATCTTTGATTGAACATTACCAGGGGCCTGCTTTGCCTCCTTCGCCCCCTCCTTCACCATCTCTACCGTAAGACCTGCCTTGGATGCAATCTCAGGGTACTTCTTAATAGCACTGATCAATTGTGCAGGAGTGTTAACCACCTGCGTCTTGACACCAGCATCCTTCAATTGCTCCACCAAACCACCGTCAGCAAACTTATGCAAACGACCTCCCTTAGCATACTTACTGTTAATCCAGTCCGCAACCTTACTTCCAACAATAGGAACCTTCCCTAGCACAAAGGACGTTACTCCCTTAGCAGCGGCTTTTAAACCAGCGATCGCCGTATCCTTAAAAAATTGCGACACCTTTGCACCCATCCTATTATAGAATAATTCTTTATGCAGAAATCTTGTCCGTAAGATTTAATAAATCCACATGGCGTTTAGTCTGTTCGTGACGTTTTTTATGACCACGTGTATATACTATTCCACATTCACAGGTTTCTTGTATCTTAAGTTCATCCTTACATTTCTCATAATCTGCATGCTGTCTTGCCTTATATTTTTCAGGATTTGCTTTCTTATCTGCTATATACCAATCGTGTTTCATTTTCTTTTCTTCATCTGTAGTCATGATCGGGCGATTACAATTTACACTGGTTGGATGCTGTTCTATCCAATACTTCTCACGTTCAAATCTGCTATGTTGATCTTCTGTAAACTCTTCCAATAATTCAAATACACAATGTTCTACGCCGTATTCATCAAACAGATCATACGATGCACAATGTCTGCCTTTCTTTAATCTGTATTTACTCAGATGATCTGCTTTACGATTACATAGATAGTGTTTTATGGTAGAACCTATATAGACCTTATTCCCTTTAACCGATGAAATCTTATAAATCTTGATAGTCATTCTATATAGATCTATAATTTA